AGGACTTGTTCTTCTTAGAGAACAGAGACCGTAAGTACGACACTGACATTTATCCAATGCGTGGAATTTACACAGTACAGGATACTACGTTTGATCTGAGCCAATTTGGCATGTTCTTACAAACAGGCACACTGTTTATGACGTTCCACATTAACGACATGGTACAATCACTAGGTCGTAAAATGATGAACGGTGATGTGCTAGAGCTACAACATCTATTAGATTATTATCCACTAGATGACACACTGCCTGTTGCACTTAAAAGATTCTACGTAGTAAGTGATTGTCAAAATGCCGCTGACGGGTTTAGTCAAACTTGGTGGCCTCACTTATGGCGTGTGAAACTTAATCCGCTGACAGACAGTCAAGAATACAAAGACATACTTGATAATATTAAAGTTGATGCTCCTGATTGGGATCCAACCAATGGCAATGTTAGTCTCGGCAGTGTACAGAGTACTATTGAAACTTATCAGAATATAAACAATGCTATTATCAAAGAAGCAGAAAAAGAAGTTCCACTAAGTGGCTACGATATTAGTCATCTTTACATTAAGTCAACAACGCCAGACGGCAAGTATCCAGGTGACCCAGTTGGTGTAACTGCTGACGGTAATGTTACTGCTGATAGCGATAGTGTAAGCACAGACTATGCTATCTTGAGTCCACAAGCAGTACCAGAAGGATATTTAACAGGGACAGGGCTAGGACCAAATGGTATGCCAGTAACAGTTGGCATTGCTTTCCCGAATGGGCCATCAGTAGGTGACTATGCACTTAGATCAGACTACTTGCCAAACAGGCTGTTTAGATATGACGGGAGACGTTGGGTGAAAATTGAAGATAACGTAAGAACAACACTTACACCAGGATCAGAGAACACCACACAACGTAGTGGCTTTGTAAACAACACAGAAACATACACAAACAATTCAGGCAATGTAACAGTAAGACAAAGTCTTAGTGATGCATTAAAGGCTAAGGCAGATAATTAATGGCTCAACAATTTTTTTACGATGGACAAATACGCAGATTCCTAGTTCAATTTATGCGAATACTCAGCGGATTCCAAGTTGAATTTGGTAAAAACGCTGACGGTGTAAAAACGCTACAGACTGTTCCCATATACTACGGGGACCAAAGCAGACAAGCCGCTACTATCCTACGCAATAATAGTGAGAATGCACTCAATGGCGTGCCTGCTATGAGTGCATATATTTCAGCACTGCAATATGATCAGTCCCGCATGCAGGATCCTACACATGTAGGAAAGATTAACTTACGTCAACGTCAGTACGATCCCGAGACTGGAACATATACTGATCAACAGGGAGATAGTTATACTGTTGAAAGACTAATGCCTGTTCCTTATAAGTTAACAATTATCTTGGATATTTGGTCGAGCAACACTGAACAAAAAATGCAAATAGTAGAGCAAATTGCTACGTTATTCAATCCAAGTTTTGAAATTCAGTCAACAGATAATTATGTTGATTGGGCTAGTTTAACTTTTGTACAATTAACTGATATGTCATGGAGTTCAAGGACTGTGCCGATGGGAGCAGATGAAAGTATAGACATTGCTAGTCTTACTTTTGAAATGCCAATTTGGATCGCAAGTCCTGCTAAGGTTAAGCGTCTTGGTGTGATACAAAAGTTTATTGGTAGTGTTTATGACGAGCAGGGTGAATTCAATGAGGATACTGTATTAAGCAATCTTGTTGCCCGTGTAAAAGTCACACCGTTAGAGTATGGCATTTACTATACTGGAAATCAAATGAAGTTGGTTAAGCCAGAAGAAGTTGTTAGCGAGGCTGGTGTTATAACCAAAGTTGCTCCAACAAAAGAAACTTGGGAAGCACTGATTGGGGTATATGGCACACTGGTTACAGGTACCACAGAGATAAGATTAGAGTTAGCAACTGGTAACGAACTGATAGGGCAAATTGCGTATCACCCAACAGATCCAACTATACTATTGTTTACCCCAACCGAAGATACAATGCCTCTCAACACACTAGAGGCAGTAGCTAAAATTATAAATCCAATCAACATTACTGTAGACAGTAGTTTAACAAGCCCTACTACAGGAACACGCTACTTGCTTACAGATCACATTGGTGCTGAAGATAACGAAAACTACAGTGTCTGGGGTGATATAGTTGCTAGTGGGAACGACATAATAGAATATAACGGATCAAGATGGATCGTTGTGTTCGATAGCGGTGAAATTACAGATACAGAATATGTAACCAATACAAATACTGGTGTTCAATATCGCTGGACCGGGTTAGAATGGGTCAAAAGCGTTGAAGGTTTATATCGAGGTGGTGAGTGGAGTCTGGCTATATAGGCTGTGGTGCATTAGTTTACAGCAAATCAACACACAGATACTTATTTTTGTTGCGCAACCGCAAGCGACATGCAGGCACATGGGGTTTAGTTGGTGGCCGTGTTGAAGATGGGGAATCGCCATTACAAGCACTTGAGAGAGAACTAGTAGAAGAAATTGGTACGGTAGTATCTTATAACAAAATAATCCCAATGGAAAAGTTTACAAACGAATCCAATAATTTCGAATATCACACATACTTAATACCAGTAGAAGAAGAGTTTGTGCCAATACTGAACGACGAACATAGAGGATATGCATGGACCAGCATAGCCGATCACCCGAAGCCTCTGCACCCGGGTGTTTGGCGTACTTTTAGTTTTAAGGTAATACTGGAAAAATTAAAGATAATGGAGGCAATCTTTACAGATCACACTCTGTTACCAATTGATGAAAACTGATCCTGCGGAAGTTAGAGCACTCTTTCCAAGCGCCAGGTATGTTGCCTTTACCAGTTTTGTTTACATGAATAAACTCTACTAACGGGTACGCTTGCATTAGTGTTTTAAGTGCAAGACCATAGAAATCATCAGTAACCACTGTGTCTTCAATTTGATATGCATTAGTTCCTGTGTAGACATTATTATTGTTACCGTGTGTGTCTTGTCCATCAAACCCTACTAGATAGATTTTGCTGTGTCCATCAAATGCAGCCATGTAAGCTGCCATGGCACCTGCATTCCACTGCGGATCCTGTGGCATCATATAAAATACCCCTGGGTGATCAAAGATTTGATCCGAGTTTGCGTAAACAATTTTTCTCGTTGCTCCACCAGTTTCGACTAGTTCTTGTGCAATCTTATCGTTGTTAATTACCAAAAAGTCTACGTCATAGTGTGCATCTCGGTGTATGGCATTGCAACCATATGTTTGTAATTTTGGTTGCTTGAAGATATAGTTAATATCAAAATCACCGCGACTCAGGCCGTTGCCAAGCACCACAGCTTGTTGTCCAGTTCTGTTGTTATCTAGTATTGATGGTTCAATTGTCTCTGTTTCGTATGTCCAGGAGCCGTTTTCGTATGTGGCTGTGGCGTTAATTTCTTCGCCAGTGTATGTGGTTCGCAGACGTTGGTAAAAGTTTTGCATTTGTTAGCTCCATGTAGTTGTTATTGTTAGCTAGTATATTTATTTTGGATTGTTATCTTTCACTGTCTTAATCGCATTATAAAAGTCTGCAAACTTTACTTTTAGATCTTCGTCTGCATCAATAGCATGCCACAACAGATCTAACTGTTCTGTGATAGATGGATACGAAAACGCACGATTTTTATCTACTTCTTTTTCTGCGTCTGTCATGTTTTCTATAAGTTTTGCCATTATGCTATTGCCTGTATCAGTAACATTGGTTTAATTGGAGCTAGGCGAGTGCCCGAAGCAGTAGTACCATCCCACCAGACATTTTGATGAAGCGTGTGAGAATAACCGCCACCATAATGCCGATGCAATCCTCTAATTGTTTTTGCACTTGTCCAACTGGTAAACTTTCCGTTTGCGGCGTCATCGCTTGCGGCGGCGCAATCAAAAACCCACTCTACACCAAGTTCTAAGTTCGCATGATGCCAGTTTGTTGATGCATAGTTGGATGAATAGTTTCTAGATGACGGGATAACATCTGTTCCATCTATTTGAACTTTAAAATGTGAAATGCCAGAATAGCCGGTACAATCCCACTTGAAATTGTATCTATATATGACTCTTTTTGTTCCTGCTGGTGGGGTATACGCTACAGAACTACCTGTCATTACTACATGTGAGGCTGTTGATGCCTGTCCGGCAGTAACATTTGTAATAGTATATGACCCAGATAGAACTGATACAGTTGAACCATCACACATACAAGCAATTGTTTCAATAATTTCGCCTGGCCTATATGTGCCTGGAGTAATTTTACCGCTGGTTGTGATATCACCACTAGGGTCAATTGTCATTGCGGAATTAGTTATACCACTACCATAACTGTTGCTAGTACCAAAAATCAGTTTAGAACCACCACCTGTGTACTGTGCTCCAATTCTTACATGCGGAGCGGCTTGACTTGCTAGATATTTTCCTTCAATTAAAGAAACGTAATTATCAGCAGTATAACTAGTTTGCGAAACTTCAACGCCCTCACCAGCAGTTGTTCCTGTAAATGTAGACCCTAATGTATTTGCGGCATTTATTTCTAAACTTGTAGTAGGACTAGTCGTACCAATACCGACTTTGCCAGCGCTGTTGATACGCATACGTTCTGTACCGTCAACACTAAAATTAAGTATTGAACCAGCACCTGCATTAGTTGGATCAGACGTTATACCTATAGATCTACTTGAATTACTAAGATTAATTATTCCACCAGAATAACTAGTATCAGCAACACTTCCAACAAAGGCTTGACTAGTAGCCATTGATGTACCAACGGTTACTAAATTAGTAGTTGGACTAGTAGTACCGATACCGACTTTACCAGCACTGTCAATTGCCAATGAATCGTCTGGTGCTGATCCGTTAACATCAATAGCGGCAGGTAAGGATTCAATGCCTGTTAATGCACTGCCGTCACCTGCAAATGCCGTAGCAGTTACAGTACCAGCTACATGCAGTTTTGAGCTTGGCTCAGCAACCCCAACACCAATGTTACCGTTGCTTTTAACTCTTAATGAATTGGCAGGGGCACTTTTATCAGCTTTGATTGATGTCCCAGAAGTTGCTACTCTATTTCCAATATATGCCATTTATAATCTTCCCGCAATCACTTCAATAGTGCCAACCGTTTCGGAGTCATAAGATTCAAGTGCTTTGCCTACCACTGTTCCAAAATTTGGTGCTGTGCAGGAAGTGCCTGCTCCTGCTATATTACCAGAAACAATCATGTCTCCACGTTGTATTTTTCCATGCACCTTACAAGGAACACGACCTGTTAGTGCCAGGTCAACAACATTTTCTGCCACTAGGTCTTTGTTCATTAAAAATGCAGGATTGGTACTGACTATGCCCGCCACTGTGGGATCCATGTAACTGTTGCTGGATGTAACTTCTTTTGGACCGCCTATTGTCATAACAGTTCCTGGGTCATATTGGCTATCCGCTACGTATTTTTCAGCCAAGTCAGCATACAATGCTTGTGTTGCTGTACCTGTAAAATATGTTGCTGTAACATTACCACTAAAGTTTCCGTGTACTGCTTGTACTGTTCCTGTTGCGTTAACATGTGAAGCACCTACGTTACCGGATGTAGTTAGCAAGTCAGTACTTGGGTTGTATGTTAAATTAGCATCAGTTTCTAACGCGGTTGTAGCCCCTTGTGTATCGCTGAATACCAAGAAAACAGTTTCGTTATTGCCATCATTAGCTGTATTAATAACTGTTTCAGCTGTTGTTATAACGTCGGGTTCGTTGCCTAAATATGCCATTGATTATCCTAGGTCGACGATGACAAGTAACTCATGATAGAATCTGTACTGGTGGTTGTGTCAGAAGAAACACTTATTGTGTCGCCCTGTTCAAGAACTACTTTTTGATCGCCACCAACGATTACTATTGCACCACCACTTGCTATTGTTGCGCCTTTGATCATGTTTACTGTTGCCCCACCACTTTTGCTTAGTGTTGCTGTTACAGCTATATTATTTGCGTGTATATTTGATAAACTAAAACCAATAATGGTGTGTGTTGTACTTGACGAGACTGTGTCAGACACCTGTGCAGGGCTAGTCCCTATGTTCCCGGTTACTACGCTTTTAAATGCCATTTCTAATTCCTATCATACTGTATTTAACCTAATGCTATTGCATACTCAATTGCTGTTGCTTCAGTAAGACCACCACCACTTGCGGTAGCAAAACTTAGTGTACCACTGCCGTTTGTAGTCAACACTTGATCGGCAGTACCGTCACTTGTAGGGAAAGTGTACGCACTGTTGATTGTAATACTGCCAGCGTGTAAACCTACTTGTGATACGGTCAAGTCACCTGTGCTTGCACCTGTTGCTGTGGTGGTACCTAGTACAAAAACATCTGCGCTTTCGTCCCATATGATCGCGGCATTGTCGCCTGTGCTACCACGCTCAAATATAAATCCTAAATCGTTCGCATTACTACCGGCACCACTGTTTAATTCTATTAAACTATCTGATATGGTACTGTTTGTTGTGTTTATTGTTGTGGTGAGTCCACTTACTGTTAAGTTACCTGTAACTACTGCATTGTTGGCATTTAGTGTGCCCACCGTTATTGGTGCGTAGCTTGTTGGTACTAGGTTGGCATCTCCCGCACCGCCTGAGTTAGTGAATGCTGTATAGAACGAGTTGTCTGTTTCGCTCCAGTATACAGCGACGTTTGAAACCAAACCGTTTGCTCTGTTGAAAACAAATCCAACATCACTGTCGTTGGATGTTGACCCTTGATGCAGGACCAACAGTGGGTCATTAAACACTGTGCTGTCTGAGTTTAAGAATGATAATGGCGGTCTAGTTAATGGCATAATATAAGTCTATAAAAATATGTGTATATATTTATTCAAAAATAAAGGGACACCTAAATGTCCCTTTATTGTGTTGCTTAAGATATTGCAGGTTATACTTTACCTACAACTACCTCAATGGTTGCTTTTACACCATCTTCTAGTGTTTCTAGTGCTTTACCAATCACAGTACCTGTTGCTGGGTTGGCGTGTGCTTTCGCATAACCAAATCCTGCTGATACCATCATGTCACCTTTGACTACTGGACCAATTGCTAAACATGGAACACGGCCCATAAGTGCCAGTGCTACAACATTAGAACCTGTTAGTCCACCATTCATCAAGTGAGCTGGGTTGGTTGAAACAATACCTGCTACACGTCTTGAATCTTCTGTAGCAGTTGTTACTTCTTGTGCTCCACCAAACTCAAGTACTGTGGCTGCTGAATAGTTAGCATCTGCTTGATAGTTCTCAGCCAAGTCAGCGTAAAGTGATTCAGTAGCAGTACCAACAAAGTAAGTTGCTGTAACATTACCACTAAAGTTTCCGTGTACTGCTTGTACTGTTCCTGTTGCGTTAAGACTTGCAACACGAACATTACCAGCTGAGCTGTAAATTACAGCCTTACTGTTAACCACTGTATCAGCAACTGAAGTATCAACTAAGTTTAGTTCAGCGGCTGTTGAACTAACAGCAGTACCGTTGATTAACAATGATGAAACATCGGTTGCTTTGTTAAGCACCCACTTGTCGCCTGAGTTGGCGTAAGTAATTGTAGCACTTGCGCCATCGACTGTAATACCAGCACCGTCTGCAGTTGCGGCATCTGCGGCACCTGAAGCAAGAACAATGTTTTTATCATCAACTGTTAACGTTGTTGAATTGATTGTTGTTGTAGTACCGTTAACAGTGAAGTCACCGCTAACAATCAAGTTGTCGTCAACTGTAACTGTTCCGCCTGCTGAATCAATTGTTAATCCACCGCTTGTTGTATCAATCTCGTTCGCACCTGTAACACCAACTTGGATGTTTTGTGCTGTGAGTTGACCAGTTACATCACCAGTTACAGCACCAGTTACAGCACCAGCAAATGCGGCTGATGTTACTGTACCTGTGCTTGGATTGTAATGTACACCGGTGTCATAGTTGACTGCTGTTAATGCACCACTAGTAGCTGAAGCAAAATACAAGTTAAAGTTTGTATTTGTTGCTTCGTCTTGAGCAATAGTAGCACCAGCGGCTGCCCAACTTAGTGTGCCTGAGGCATCACTAACAAGAGCGTAACCGCTTACACTTGCATCTTCTGCTGGCAGTGTCCAAGTAATGTTTGAACCCACTGTGGCTGGAGCTTGGAATGCAACAAAGTTACTGCTGTCTGCATCATTAAAGCGTAAATCACCTTGGTTACCTGTTACGAGATCAGTTACATATAATGTACCAAGCCTGTTGCTTGAGCTACCAATGTTTTGGGTAGAATTGGCTGCCGGTACTAAGTGTCCATCTGTGTCAATTGTCCAACGTAGTGTTGCGGCACCTGCTCCTGCGTAGATCTTAGCACCATTGTCTGCGGCTTCAAACTGTACATAACCATTTGGTGACTCTAGTGCAGCCACTGTTGAAGTTGTAATAATTCTACGTACTTCAATCTTGTCGCCTGTTGCTGGAGCCTCAGTAAATGTTAGTGTAGTTCCGCTAACACTGTATGCTGTGGTTGGAAGCTGTACAACACCGTTAATACTTGCAATTACGCCTGCTGTTGTAGCTGCCGCACCAAGTGTAAAGCCTGTTGTACTATCATCACCGTCAAATGTATCACTAGCAAGTACAGTAAATTCACTACCTGCTGCGGTCCATTCACTGCCATTGTAAAACTCTAAATTAGCAATACTGGTGTTAAAACGTATCATACCAGCAGTGTTGGTACCACCAACACTGCCTGGACGTTGTGCTGTTGTACCACTTGGTATCAAGATACTGTCTGTGGTGTTGATTTGCAGTTTAGCACCAGTAACCAAAGTACTTACTGAGGCACTATTACCAATCAACACCTGATCGTAACCACTTGCACTACGTGCCCAAAGCAATGATGTGTCATTTGCACCATAAACTTTAACATCGTAGTTAGCAGTTTGATCAGTATTGAGTAGCGCACCGCCACCAACATTGATGTTACCACCAATACCAGCACCACCAGTACCTGTAATTACCAATGCACCTGTGATATCGCTTGTGCTTGCTGTACCTGATGTGCCAACAATGTTGCCTGCTAGTGTCGAAACACCACTTGCATCAAGTGAAGTAAATGCACCAGTACTAGCACTTGCGGCACCAATTGGTGTTCCGTCAACTGCACCACCGTTAATGTCAACGTTACCACTACTAAAGTTAGTAGCAACCAATGTTGTAACGTTACCGTTGGTTGCGTTTACACCAGTTGATGTAGTATTTTGTGCATTAACTGTTGTGCCTGTTAGTGTTGTAATGTTGCCGCTGGTACTGTTTATTGTGGTACTTGTTGTTGTCTGTCCGTGTATTGTAGGAGCAGTAAGTGTTGTAATATTACCAGTAGTAGCATTAACTGTAGTACTTGTTGTGGTTTGTGCATCAATGGTTGGTGATGTCAATGTTGTAATATTACCAGCTGTTGCATTAACTGTAGCACTATTGAGTATTGTTGCATCTACTTGTGCTACAGTTGAAGTACCTGAAGCACTTAGTGTTGTAAATGCACCAGTACTAGCACTTGCGGCACCAATTGGTGTTCCGTCAACTGCACCACCACCAACATCAACATTACTTGAGCTAAAGTTTGTTGCAACCAGGGTTGTATTGATAACATCAGTTGCTGTTAGTGTAGTAATATTACCTGTTGTAGCGTTAACAGTTGTACTTGTTGTGGTTTGTGCATCAATTGTTGGTGATGTCAACGTTGTAATATTACCAGCTGTTGCG